GCATTCTGTTTCCGCCCGATTCGGAAATTCTGTCGCTGACAGACGACGAACGCCGGCAGATAGAAGAGGAGTACAACCGTAACGAACTGACCCTCGCCGAGCTCGAAGCCGAGCGGGTGGCGCAGCACGAAGAGGAAGAGCAATAGAAATTTTATTACCAATGAATATTCTCCATAACAACATCGAAATACTCAACATACAAGTCGATGACAGCAGCTACCGCTATCGGGCTATAAAGGGCGACCATAATCTGACGCTCTATTTCTCGTTGGCGGAACACGTCGAAATACCTGTCGGGGCGTATTGTGTCTATGAGAACGAGACCTACACGCTCGAAAAGCCCGAGAGCCTGACGATGAAGCACAGCCGCTATTTCGAGTACACCGTCGTATTCGATTCACCGCAGGCAAAAGCGGGCAAGTGGAAATTCAGGAACCCCGTAGATAGACGGCTAAAATTCCCGCTGACGGCCAAACCTATCGAACATCTGCAAATGTTCGTGGATAATATGAACCAGCGGGACAGCGGTTGGACTATCGGACGGTGCATTGACGCTCCCGAAAAGACCATATCGTACAATCATGCGTATTGCATCGACGCACTATCCCAAATGGCTGATGAATGGGAAACGGAGTACGAATTTGTCGGTAAGCAGGTGTCGTTGTGGAAAGTCGAGTACAACAGGGACAACCCGCTGCCGTTATCGTATGGTAAAGGGAACGGGTTTAAGCCCGGCATCGGACGCTCCAACTACGAAGATTCTACGCCTATCGAAATTCTATATATTCAGGGCGGGGAACAAAACATCGACGCCAGCCAATACGGGAGTTCCGAATTGCTGTTGCCCAAAAGCCAAACAATCCGGTTCGACGGTGAACACTTCGAGGGCGAGCAGGGATTTGACAGCAGTAAGGCTCGAACCTATCAAACGGATGCGGACGGGTTCTCCATACGCCGTGCTGATAAACCGTTATCCTCACAAGCAGAAGATAGCCTCGATTGTTCGGAAATATACCCCTCCCGTGTAGGGACGATAAGTGCCGTTACGGTGGTTGATGCCAGCAAGCATTTTTACGACATCGTGGATAACAGCATACCGGCATCGCTGAATTTCGAGGACTGTCTGATTGAGGGCGAAACGCTGACAATTATTCCACAGACGGGAATGTTGGCCGGGAAGGAATTCGAGGCAAAGTATATCCACAATGCCAAAGAAGGGAAAGCTGCCCGCCGGTTTGAAATCGTCCCGCAGGACATAGACGGGCAAACGATGCCAGGCGGAAATTATATCCCCCAAGTCGGAGATACATACGCCGTATTTCATTGTATGCTGCCCGCAGCGTATATCTGCGACAACGCCACAAAAACCGGAGCATCGTGGGACATGTTCCGGCAGGGGGTGAAATACCTGTACGATAACGAAGAACAGAAATTCACGTTCACGGGCGAATTGGACGGGATATGGGCGAAGAAAGATTGGCTCAATATCGGCGGTAGGATAAAGTTGGGCGGGTTCGTTCAATTCTCCGACGAGCGGTTCCAGCCGGAGGGAGTGCTTGTCAGGATTATCGGGATAAAGGATTACATCAATAATCCCCACAGCCCCGAAATAGAATTGTCAAACTCTACCGTCGGGCGAACGGTATCGAGTGATCTGCGGAAAATCGAAAGTAACGAGGTGGTTATGGATACCCTCCACAAAGAGGCTTTGCAGTTCACCAAACGCCGGTATCGGGATTCTATGGAAACTATCGAAATGTTGAGCGATGCCTTGCTCGATAATTTTTCGAACTCCATAAACCCCATAGCCGTACAAACTATGGCTATGCTCATCGGCGACAAGAGCCTGCAATTTGAGTTCGTCGATAGCATGACGAACCCGTCCCCCGTTGTCCATAACGTAACGTACAATCAGGCGACAAAGGTGCTATCTGTTCCTGCCGGTATCATCCAGCACTACACGCTCGGCATCGACACCATATCGTCGAGCCATGTAGCCGACGAGTATAAGTTTTGGTCGCTCCCCGCCTTTACCACGCCGACGCTGACCGACGGAACAAAAAAATACTACCTCTACGCAAAAGTCAGCAAAACGGCCAAGACCGGCACGTTTTACATCAGCGAACAGGCTATCGCAATGGAGGGTGTGGCCGGATATTATCACCTGCTCATGGGCGTACTGAACAGCGAGTATGACGGGGAGCGCAGCTATGTTTCCTTGTACGGGTTCACGGAGGTATTGCCCGGGCAGGTGAGAACGAATAAAATCATATCATCTGACGGCAAAACATATTTTGACTTATTGCAAGGAATAATTGCAGGAAAAATTAATTTTATAGATGGCCTTATCTCCGGCTCTATCGGTGTCGGTAATGGTAATGATTTAAAGGTTTTTATCACAGGAGAGGGGACGTCCGACGAGAGTGTAGTTATTTGTGCCGGAGCAAAGTATGTATCAATAAAAACAGCCCCATTTCGTGTAACACAAGGCGGTAAAATGTATTCTTCCGACGCTGATGTTACCGGCAAGATTACGGCAAAATCTGGATCGATCGGCGGGTTCGAGATCGCCGAGGGGCGTATCGGAGTCGCGTCCGCCGGCAACCCCGACGACGATACATCGTCCGGACTGTCGCTCAACGAGAGGTATGTCAAGTTCTCCGACAAGAAGGTGTGGGCCGGCATCGGCGCCAATGTCGCACCGGCAGTGCTCGGCGTGCCGATCCCCGGCATTATCCGAAACGAGGCGTCGCTCGACGACAAAGCCTACGGCCTGCAACTGGACGTGCAGGGGGCCGTGGTCGACAACATCGCACTCGACATTCCGCATGGAGCGATCCACGGCGTGCGCCACAACGTCCGCATCCTCTCGAATGCCTACTGGGCCTACGAACTGACCGATGCGGACTACGAGGCGATCGTCAACGACGCGGATATTACGGTCAGATTGCCCGCTGCGCCTCAGAAAGGGCAGGTGTTCCGAATCTGGAAACACGCCCTCGGCAACGCCACGATTCAGTCGCTGGGGCCGACGATCCGCCCGCTCGGAAGCAACTCTTCGGGTACGACCTACTCGATTCCCTACGACAACCACAACATCTTCGAGGTGGTATACACGGGTTCCGAATACTTATTGAAACAATATAGCTAATTCTATGAAAAATTTAATTTTAATTATTATGAATTGCATTAATGAAATGGTAAAACGTGCATTTACATGGTTAAACGCCATTCAAAAGAGCAAGTATCAACACTATGTACTCGGCGCAGCTATCGCAGCGGCTATCTTCTTTGCATCACCTCCGTTTCTCGTACTCATCACGACTTCGTGGGTATTATGGCTTGCCCTCGGTCTTTCCATCTTTACCGTAGTGGCCTGCGCCGTCTGGAAAGAATATATCCATGATGAAGAGGCTGACAAAAAAAATGTTTATGTAACCATTGCTGGAGGGGCAACTGTATGGATTGTTGCTCTGCTGGCATATATTCTCTGATAGCCCATGTTCCAAATGATTAACGAATTGCTTGGCGTGGAAGCGTTGGTATTGCGTCGAGCCGTGCTTCTGGAAATCATTATCTGGGCGGTTATGCTTGTCGCCGTAATGATTGATATGCGGACAGGAATCCGCAAAGCGAGGGTTCTGAATATTCCCATTGATTCCCACAGTCTCCGCCGGACATTCACCAAATTCGGGGACTACGGGAAGGTTACGGGGCTCTTTATGTGCATTGACGTATTGGGGCTATTGTTCGGCATTTGGTCAATGCCTTATGCCTCGGCCGTATCTGCCGTGATAGCTGTCGGCATTGAAGGTTGGAGTGTCCGAGAAAACCTTCGGGCCGCACATTCGTCTGCGGCCAAAGTAACCGACATGGTTGCTGAACTTGCCAAGACGCAAGACCCAAAAGAAATCCTCAATCTTTTGCGGAACCTCGACGAAGCGAGGGCCGCCGCAACTGCAAAAAGTAGTAACAAAGAAAAACAGTAACTTATGGCTAACGCAAAACTACTACAGCCCTTCATCTTACGCTGGGAGGGCGGATTCGTAAACGACCCTCTCGATAGAGGTGGCGCAACCAACAAAGGTATTACTATCGGTACATTTCGACAGTTCTATGGCAAGGATGCGACCGTGGAGCAACTGAAGAACATTACGGACGAACAATGGCTTCACATCTTCAAATCGGGTTATTGGAATCCGTGGAAAGCCGACGAAATAGTAAACCAATCCATCGCAAACATTGTGGTCGATTGGGCATGGGCATCCGGGCCGGGAACCTCTATCAAGCAAGTGCAGGGAGTTCTCGAAGTCGCTGCCGATGGTATTGTCGGCCCGAAAACTCTTGCGGCCATCAACTCGGCCGACCAGCGGACATTGTTCGCCGACATTCATGCCGCCCGGCTGAAATTCGTCGAAAACATCGTCCGGCGAGACCCTACGCAGGCTCGATTCCTCAAAGGATGGAAAAACAGAATCAACGACATCAAATTTGAAGCGTGATGAAAAACCTACTACTCATTCTCATTCTAGCGGCGGTTACGGCATGTTGTCCGTGCCGCCACCTTACGACCTCTACTGCTGACAGCGTGCGGGTCGAGACGATTGTGCGAACCGAGTATATCCCCGATACCGTACTTGTGGAAGTACCGGTAGAAAGCGAGCGGCAAACTGTGCGAGACACGACGAGCCATCTGGAGACCTCTTTTGCCGTTTCCGATGCCCGAATCAATGCCGACGGGTCATTGTCTCACTCACTCGCCAATAAGCCCCAAAAACGACCTATTCCAACCGAAAAAGAGGTAATATATCGGGATAGCATCGTTTACCGAGACCGAGTGAATACCGAAATAGTCGAGGTTGAACGCAAATTGACATGGTGGCAACAGACAAAGATGAAAGGTTTTTGGATTGCGCTGGCTATTATTGTGGTCGTGTATCGGAAAAAGATTTTTACTGTTGCCAGGCGATTTATCTGATTGAATAGCAAAACATTTTTGAAATAAAATTTTCTTTCAAATAAAAACTTTGTTTATCTTTGAGACTACATATTTGAAATTATAGCGTTTGCTATTGTTTTGAGGGTTAGAAAATCGCCAAAATTTCGTAAAAGTCTCAGAAACAATGGTAGATGCTTGCGTATATACGTGGGCATTTTCCTTGTTGAGACTTGGGCGTTTGGCGATGCCTCTAACCTTAACAGGAATGCCCACGTCTTGTGTTTGTATATCTGTTACAATGGTGAACACTACTAAAAAATAACAGATATATGGATTTCAAAGATTCAATCAAACAAATTTCGGAACGCATTGAGAACCTAAAAGAGAATTTGCTCACAGAAGAAGCAACAAAAACGGCTCTTATCATGCCGTTTATCAGTGCGCTGGGATACGACATATTCAACCCGCTCGAAGTATTGCCGGAAATGTGCTGCGACATAGGGACTAAAAAGGGAGAGAAAATCGACTATGCTATCATGCGAGACGGCGAGCCTGTCATCCTTATCGAGTGCAAGCATTGGGCACAAGACCTCAATTTGCATGATAACCAACTGCTCCGTTACTTCAATGTCTCCAAAGCCAAATTCGGTGTTCTAACAAACGGTATAATATACAGGTTCTACACAGACCTCGAAGCCCCTAACAAAATGGACGAGAAGCCATTTTTGGAGGTAAATCTGCTCGACATAAAAGACGGGCAGGTAGAGGAACTCAAAAAGTTCCACCGGTCGTATTTCGATGTCGGCTCGATATTGAGTACGGCGAGCGAACTGAAATATATGGGGGAACTGCGAACTGTTATCGGGAAAGAGTTCACGAACCCCTCCCCTGATTTTGTACGGTTTTTCGGGAAACAAGTGTATGATGGAGTATTTACCCCGAAAGTGCTTGAACAGTTCTCAACGCTCGTAAGGCACACTATCGCAAACTATGTCAGTGATATAATATCAGACCGTTTGAAAGCCGCCATAAAGGATGAAGAACAGCCCGCAGAACAAAGCCCGGCAGCGGCTCAACAGCCGACAGCCGAAGAGCTGCCTGACAGCGGCGTTATAACCACAGCGGAAGAACTGGAAGCGTTTTACATCGTGAAATCCCTCTTGAGAAACGTTTTCCCTGCTGAACGGATAACCTATAAAGACACCCGTTCTTATTTCGGGGTTTCCGTAGACAATAATGTTCGGAAGACCATCGCCCGCTTTTACTTTGACCCGCCTACGAGGAGACGAATCGCTGTTATTGATGACAACAAAGCGGAACAGATGATAAAAATCAAGTCAATAGATGACATTTATAACCACGCCGATGCTCTGATTGAGGCGGCTAAAAAATACTTGTAACCATGAAGCAACTATTCTATTTGTTAAGCGTTGTTTTATTGGGAGGCTTATTATGTGGGTGCGGTATATCCTCAAAAGACAAGGAGTATATGCAAATTGTTCTACACAATGAATTGGTAGCAAAATACCGAGAAGCAGGCCACCAAATAATGTTTCTCAATGTAACCCTCAATAAAATTAAATCCTCATCATATATAGGCACTTCGAGCGAATATAGCGGATATTTCAAATGTACCTTCACCGATAATGATAAGGAAATAACGTTTTATGGTGATGTAGGTTTTGACAAGAATCTGCAAATTTCAAAAGTGTCCCAAATTTTTGGAGACAACAAGATAGCCGTTTCTATATTCGGCCCCTATATAGTCGGGACAAAATTTGAATCATCACTACCACCCGATAGCAAGTATATTTTGGACTGTTTTATGAACAGAAACAAAGTGGCAGGAAATGAATAACTCAAAGAGTGGCGACCGCCCTTTTTCGTGTCCGCATCCGACATTGGAGAGAAACAATCGGCGAAATAATCACGAACGTTATACAAGTAACTTTGAAATTGCTATCTTTATCCCCCAGCTGCAACCGCTTTCAATAGCAAGGCTTTCAATTCTGTTGCTGGTTTGTTGCTCACAGATTTTACAGAGCAAAACAACACGCTCAAATACAGCAATATAATAATTTAATTTCACATTTTCAGATGGAAAATATTCGATTTGTCGATAGAATCGTCGTATTATCCGGTGAAAGAAAAGCAAACAAAAAAGCCACTGATCGCTCAGTGGCTCTGAAAGGAAGTTTGTCGGGATACCGAGATTCGAACTCGGGACCTCCAACTCCCGAAGCTGGCGCGCTAACCGGGCTGCGCTACATCCCGAAAACTTGTCGAACGGAGATCGTGCCGAAGCATCGAACGGGAACTCCGCCCGTGAAAGAACTTCCTTTTTCTGATCGTCGGGGTAACAAGATTCGAACTTGTGACCCCCTGCTCCCAAAGCAGGTGCGCTAACCGGACTGCGCCACACCCCGAGGTCGTTCGAAACCAATTTCCCAATCGATTTCGGTGTGCAAAGATACACGCTTTTTTGGTTATTACAAACTTTTCGGCAAGAAAAATCGTTCTCCCGGTCGGATGCCGCCG